TCTTATCTTTTCCATTAGTTTCCTCCCTTCACGAATTTTGCGTATTCCTCTAGTGGCACCCCTAATTTCTTAGCGATAACTACCTGTGATTTGGTGAGTTTCACAGATTTGCGTCCTCCTTGTCTACGACTTACCGAGGCTACATTTTGGACGGGTTGCTTTGTAACTTCAGGCTCTTTTTCAGCCGTATCCTGGGCAAACTTTTGAGGGAAATACTCTCTCATTCGTTTGTTAACGTTATTATAATACTCATCACTGTCTGATTCAATACCCTGGGCTCTAAGTTGTGTGTCTATTGCCATGGCTGCACTCGTCATAACTTCATCAGTGCCAAACCATTTGTTTTCAACGGCCCAATCCTGTGCTTTTTTAGATATATTAACAGGTTTTTCACCTGGTATGACATCTTCTTGTGATTTGTTTTGTTGTGCTTGTTTTTTCAGAGCTTCTTTTTCTTCCAACATAATTGAAGCTTTTTCATTCTTTACAGCTAATTTTGTTAGTTGAGTATTTATCTCTGCTACCTTTTCAGAGTCTTGAGCTTCAAGTGCTTCTTTAAGATTAAGTTTTAACTTATCTTGTTCAGAAGTAACTCTTGCTTGAACTTCTTTTAGGTAATTATTATCAGTTTCATCAAGTTTTTGCTCAACGCCCTGATACTTTTTTTTCAGTCCTTTAGCATAATTCAAAGCAGCTTTTTCTCTTCTTTCTGCTTCCTTAGCTTGAAAGACTAACTCATTAATCCTTTTTTGATAATTTGATTGTTTATCTTTCAAATTAGCAGGTTTAGGATCTTCTTCTTTTTTTTCTTTTTCCTCTACTTGAACTTCAGTTTTAGGCTCTTCCTTTTTTTCTTCAGGTTCTTCCTCTACTGGTTTATCTCGTATTGGATCTGTGTAACCTAAATCAACATTTTCTTTTTTAGAAAAAGCTTCATCAGGTTCTATTGGTTTATCAACATTGATGGTTTCCTCATTAACACCATCAGTGTCTAGCTCAACCTCTTGTTGAGATTTTTTTTCTTCTGCCATTTTACCCTCCTAGTAATGGTGCAAAATATCGGCAGGATTAGATATGGTAGCGATAATTTCATCATCGTTTAAGATCCGCACTTCTCCCCCGTCTATTTTGAATCGAGAGCCTGCGTATCTACCGAAGATAACCCAATCTTTTTCCTTGCACCATTTACCTAAAGGAAATTTTTCTTTGTCTCTGTAACAAAGATTTCCCTGTTTAAGCACAAGGCCAACCACAGTTGTGAGTTGGATAGTTTCTTGAGTTTGTTCACTTAAATATAAACCACCTTTAGTCTTTTTAGGACCTGAATACGGAAGAATTAACATTCTATAACCCGTAGGCGTTGGTAATCTATCTAATAGTGATTTGTCTATTGCTTTTTCGTCTAAGACTTTTGAGACTTCTGCTTCGTCTTTGTAAGCTTTCTCAATGCTCTCAGTCCGTTTCGGTTTATCCGTGGACTCTGTCATTTTTTATTGCTCCTGTTTTTTAAGCAAGTCAATTATGTCTTGCTGCAAGTCATCAAGTGACTTGATCTGTCCTCTAATATAGTGAAGGTCGTTAACATTGTCAACATCTCTAACTAAAGTTTCTTTTAGACGTTCTTTTCGTCTATGAATTAATTTTTTAATTACATCATTAGATGCCGTATCAATCCCCATTTTTCTCCATAAGTAGTTTTAGTTTTCCTGACTCCTTTGTATAAAATCCAAAATTTTGTAAAGCTTCAACTATCAAAGGCATTTTGTATGTAATCCAATCATCAAATACTATTCTACATCTTGGTGCTGCTTTATTTGCAAACCAAATAGCTTCAGTTAAAACATCTCTTGTTGTGTGTGGTCCATCAAGCATTACAAAAGCAAACTTTGATTGTTCATAAGCACGATGCATCATAAAATCAGTATCTGTAATATTATGAAAACGAAATTTACCTGAGTCTAAATAAGGTTTAAAATCTTCAAGCATTTCATCTCTCATACTGTTTGGGTAAGTAGGAGATATTCCATCATTGTGTCTAATACCACTGTCCTTATCGAAATGCTCATAGACTCTATCACCATAAGGATCCACACCAACATGAATAAAATTATTTTTTAGATTGTCCATTGCAATCTTAGAACTATAACCTTTTCTCACTCCGATCTCACAAGAATAATATCCTTGGCAATCAAAATCTTTTGTCCATTTTTCAAATAAATCGTATTCTTCTGAATCACCTTCTATCATAAGAATTTTTTAACATTCTCAAAAACAAAAGCAACTTATTTCTTTCCATTACGAAAGATTTGTGTTCCCTTGATTCCAAAAATACTCGCTACAACCAAAATCCACAGGTTTGTGAACCATGAAGGAAGCGACTGGAAATATTCGAAGAAAAGTTTTACCTTTTCCATAGCTTCAGGATCGTCTGACATGACAGCCCACATTAACACCACGATGGGCGCAGAAATAATTATGAGAACAAATTCATCCTTATAGTCGTTTTGTCTAGCTTCAAGTAATTTTCCTTGGTACGCTTCTTCTCCCCGAGCTTGTCGCTCAGCGTGTAGTAATTGAGCTTCTGACATTGCCATTTTAGCTTTTTGACGGTTCTGATATATTTTAGAACCAGCTTGTACTGCAACTTTAAGTGCGCTTAACCACATTTTTTAATACTCCTTCTAATTTTTTATATTTATCTCGATTGTTAGCATCTTCACAGTATCGTTTCAACACTTCATCAATTTTTTCTTTTCTTCTACCACTAAGATAATTATATATTTTGAAGAAAATTGCAACTGCTGCCTTACCTCTAGCTTTCCATCTCCAAGATTGTTTGTAATGTGTTGCTCTTTTTTTTATGGGTATTACAGTCCCGCTTGAAAAAAAACTATGTAATTTTCTAAGCACATCCTCGTCCGTCATCTCAACGCCTATACATGGAATTCTATAGTCACTACCTGGTTTGGAAGCTTTTTCATAGCTTATCCAACCTTCACCATCAATAATACCTGCAAAATATGCTTCTTGATTATCTGGTTGTAACTCTTTTCTTTGTGGAAATTTTAATACCTTGTGGGTTTGGCCCTCTTTTTGGTGGTGGTCCAAATTTTTTTCCACCACTAAGACCTTTTCTTTTTTCTCGATTTTTTTTCGACACCTTTTATCGTCCCTTTATTCATTGAAGCATAGAAAACAGCTTCACCTTTTTTTGATCCATATTGTTTTTTCATGGATTTCATTATTTCTTTACCTTTTTTATTTAATGGCACTTATTTATTCCTTTGTATATCTAATTTTTGCTCAGCTATATCTAAACGCTTATCAGATTGTTCATTTTGTTGTCTTAATCTATCATAATCGAAACCTAAATTATTTTGTTGCCTGAAATTCTCTCCTTCTTGTCTTTCTCTGGCTTCATTTGCCTTTCTTTGTAAATCCATCGCTCTTAAATCTATTTCTTGTTGTTTAATTCTAATTAATGGATCTTGTTTATTCATGTTTGCCTGCATTTCGCCCATTACTAAATTAGATGTTATCTCTGCAGCTGCAGTGGCTACTGCATTATCAAATCTAATTTTAAATTCTTGAGGATTTTCTTGCTGTAAAATCATCAAAGCTGGATCTTGCATCATTTGCTCCTTAACTTCTTGTTGTGCTTTGAAAGAAATATGATCTGAAATGTGAGATTGTAATAAAGCATACACTTGAGGATTAATTTGAACCATTCTAGACTCCATAAATGCTGAGTGCGCTGCGATATGTGCATCATGATCTTGAAATTCAAAGGCAGTTAGCAATTGCATTTGTAAAGCTCTTGCATTTTCTTTAGCAGGATCCATTGGTTCAGGTTGTCTTCTAGGTGGTTTTAGTAAAGTATCTATTTGTTTTGTTCCAAGAGCCTCATAAACTCGTCTATATGCTTCATAAATGTCGTGAAGAGCTGGATTTGATTGTGCTATTTGTAATTGTGTTTGTGCTAATGTAACTCTTTGAGCCATAGACATAATATTTGGGTCAGCTACTGGTAAAATATCTACCTTAGGGTCAAAATCTAAAGACTTAATTAGTCGTGGACCTCCAAAAACATCGTAAGGATACTCGGGTGGAAGATATTCTGAACAAATTCTTGCTAAAATTTTAAATTCCATACGCATTGCGTAGTAACAACGCTTATGAACACCACTCATCACTCTAGAACCTCGTTCTAATAAAGCAATGGTTGTGCCCACAGCCCTGTTTTGCGTGTCATTACCTACTGCAGTATCGGTTATTGCAGCAAATTTTTGACCCGCTTGCACTACAAAACCAAGTAAATTAAATAAGGTTGTACTTGGTTCAGAGAAAGGTAAGTTAAAAAATTGATCTCTTATATTTCCACCTGGAGCATCTACATCTCTAAACTCTCCTGGTTGTATAGGTTGGTCATCATCTCTAACTCTTATACCTCTAGACTTAAATCCTGCAGGTAAATTTTTTAAAGTGCCCGCATCAATGAGTTGTCTTAAGGCTACAGTGGCAGCTCTAGATAATCCACCTATAGTATGTATTAAACCAAAGCCATAAAAACCTAAACCTGGTAAAAATTTGTAATGTACAAAGTATTCTATTCTAGTGTAATTAGGATCATCAACTCTATAGTTTCTATAAATCGATAACACTTCTCCTGAACTTTCATCAATAGTTACTATGTATGGAATTTTAATAGCTTTTTTAGTTCTGTTGTCAAAATTTTCGTAATCATCTAAATTTAGTTCAACATGCATTTCTAAAACTGTATGTATATAATCTGTGAAACCTGGTTTTACTCCATCTAGTTCGTCAATTTTTTGCTCTAATCCACTTTGTTCAACGTTAGGTTTAGGTAATTCAATATCTCTATAAAAACCTGCAGCCATTTTTTTGTTCATTTCATTTTCACTCATTTTTATTACATGAGTTATTCTGCCCGCATCTTTTAAATCTGATGCATAATAAGGCACAACTAAATCTTCAGCTGGTACAAATTTAGAAACTGGTCTTTGTAAGAAACCATCGAAGTAAACTTTTTTAAATGTAGATCCTGATAATGGTAAGTAGTAAAGCATTTGATCCATGTCAGTTGTGTAGTCTTCCATCTTCTCCATGAGAAGATAGTTCATGTAATCTTTAACTCTTTGTGCTTGTTGTTCGGTGGCGGGTGTTCTTAGTCCTACTATCTGTGTTCTTACGGGACCATCACTTGGTAATAATTCTTTGTAAGCTGAGGCTTGAAAAGTCGTAGCACTTTCACTTAACAACGGATGGGTGACACCTGAAGCTCCTTTGAAAGGTCTTGTTTGCTCGTTGTATTTTACACCCAGTAAATCTAAACCTTTTGTGTAACCTTCTTCCCAATCTTTTCTAGATTCTTTATCTTTTCTATATTCTGAAATTAACTCTAAACCTAATCTTCTTCTTGTTCTTTCGTCTAAATCTTCAGCTAAGTTTGCACTAAAGTCGTCTGTAATTGGTTCCTCTACTTGCTCTTCACCCTCTATTTCTATATTTTCAGGGATTGTAGGAGTGTTTTGCTCCTCCTCAACTTGAATTTCTTCGTCTTGATTTTCTGGTTTTTCTTTTTCTACAGCCATAGGTTAATCTATCACAGACTTATAAACCAAACAACGACTGTCTTAGAACATCTTTGTAGGTTTGTTTCTTCCCATTTTAACTTTAACTAAAACACCGCCTTTTGCTCTCATCATGTTAGGTTTCATCATCATGCCACCACCCATTTTACCTTGAGCTTTTAGTCTTTTAGTTGCTTCCATTAAACCACCGCCCATTTTTTTCTTAGGCTTCATACCAATCATGATAATTAAAGCTTTACCTTTTTTAGCCATCTTACCTTTTTTGGCCATCATCATAGGTCTTTGCATCATACCACCGCCCATTTTTTTCTCTATTCTAGGTTTAATAGGTTTTGGTTTTAATGGTTTACCATATCTATCTTTTGGCATTGGTCTTATTACACCTGGGCCTTTTGGTTTAATTAAAGTTCCTCTTCTGGCTTTCATAACTTTGCCACCCATTTTTCTGCCTAAAATTTTTTTCATAGCTTCAAGTTTAGCCATACTAGCTCCAATACCACCTATTCCAACTGGTGCCATTTTTTTCTTATCCATTCTTTTCTTAGCACTTATACCTGCAGCTAAAACTCCAAGCGCTGCTTTAGTAACTTTACCTGGTTTCATTTTTTCATCTTGTAAACCCATGCCTCTGCCTTTTGCTTTTTCAGCTCTAAGAATTTTAAAATCTTGTGCATCTATTTTATTATTTTTGTTCTTATCTAATTTAGCTTGGCCACCAGTTAATAATAGTTGTGCTTCTGATGGTTTCATATTTTTTTGTAAATCTTCTGGTGTTGGTCTTTTAGGGGGTCTTCTTCTAAGACGGTCTGATGCACCTTGTGATTCAGATTTCATTGGGTCTTTTTTCTTTTTTTTTAATTTTGAGCCAATAGTTGAAGCTATACCTGCAGGAGTTAATAAACTAATACCTTTATTCGCTCCTGATAAAGCGTCTTTAACTTTCATATTTCCAATTTGTTCAATTTTCTTTGCAATTTTTCCTGAGCCTCTTTTACCACCCCTTGGAGCACCGCCTCTTAGCATCCCTTGTGCCTCCACAGGATCTCCAAGTTTATTTTTTAATCTTCTTCTTTTTTCCATTTCAAATTTTCTTTCCATATCAAGTGGGTTTTGAAACTTTGTAGAATCTCTTTGAGCAGGGTCGTTTGGACTTTTTATTTTTCTTCCAGGTCTATTTTTAAACATTTTTCTTCTTCTAGCCTGTGCCTCTCTTTGAACATTAGTCATTCTAGCCATTATTTTACTCCTTTAAAATCTCCGCCTCTGATAGCTGCGCCCATACCTCTACACATACCACCTTTAGACATACCTTGCGCCTCCATAGCCCGTTGTTGAGCTAATTTTTTCTGTTTTTGCTTTTGCATTACAGCGAGATCTGATTGAAAAGGATCTGCATTAAACTCTTTCCTTTTTATTTTCTCGATTGCTTTTCTTGTCTTGCTAATTTTAGCATCTCTATCTACTTTTTTTTGTAAATCTGCTTCAGTCATCTTACCTGAAGATGCTTTCATAATACCGCCACTCATTTTTTTCTTTACACCAAATTTTTTGAGAATTTTTTTTGCTTCAGATAAAGAAGGGCCTCCTAATAAAGCTTTCGCAGGATTTTTGACTGTATCTTTCGCGATAGCAATCATTCTTTTTTTAGCTAGTTTATCCATAATATTTATAATCTTTTTCTATCTTAAAATTAGGTTCGTCTATTGCATCTTGATAAGTTGTAATAAACCCGCCTTCTCTGAACCTTAACACCGCTTGGGTCATACTGTCAACATAGTCATCAAATTGACCGTGCGGAAAGGCAGCTACTTCTTCTATAACTTCTTGTGCAAATTTTTCGTCTAATGGTGCATATACCATTTGTGATTCGAATATGGGTGCAACTGAGTTTATTCTAGTATATTTATCTCGTCCTTTAGCGGGAACATAATCTATAACAGGAATACCAGATCTTCTTAATTCTTGTATTAATGGTTGTCCTGAGGCTTTAGCTTCAATAATAGTTGTTTCAGGTTGCCAGTATTGATATTGCTCTATTGCTAAATTTTTAAGATCAGGAAAATCGAACCTTCCTTTTATAGCGTCTAATAAAATTATACAGTCTTCATAACCTTCAGCTGGTTGAAAAATTCCCCAGGTTGTTATTGCAGAATAGTCGGCTGTTTCTTTTTTAGAGTAAGCAGTGTCATAACTTTGTATAACATGTTTAAGAACAGGTATCCGTTCTTCGCTCCAATCTTGCCACCAATCTCTTTTGATTATTGCACCTTCTTCTGAAGTTGGATCTTGCATATATTGCGCATTCCAATTTTTTGCTGTTACAGATGCTTTAACTTTTTCTAATTCTTCTAATGGCCAATACTCAGGCCACACAGGTTGTTCGTTGTCCAGTATTGCTGGAAAGCTTACAACTCTCCATGTATCTGCTTTTGGTTCTGATTGTGATTTGATGAGCCTTCCTGTTAAATCGTCCGTTGCCCATCTAGTCATAACAACGACTATCGAACCACCAGGTTGTAATCTTTGTCTTGGTCCTGAGCTGTACCATTCGTAAGTTCTTTCCATAGCTGAGTCAGACATTGAATCTTGTTCAGTGTGTGGGTCATCGATAATAAGAAGATCCGCCCCTCGTCCTGTGATTGAACCGCCTACCCCCGCTGCAAAATATTCTCCACCATGATTGGTCTCCCAACGTCCTTTAGCCTTACTATCTTCTCTGAGTTTAACATCTCCGAAAATACTTTTGTAGTCTTCGGTCTCCATTAAGTTTCTAATTTTGCTACCGAACCGCGAAGCAAGTTCAGCATTGTGTGATACTTGCATAAGTTTCATTTTAGGATTTTTACCGATCATCCAAGCAGGAAATAAATACGAAGCAAACTCTGACTTGGTATGTCTTGGTGGCATATTTACAATAAGACGTTTAGATTTTTTAGTTGCTATGTCTTGAAACTCATTAGATATAATTTGATGGTGCCCCCACTTTTTTGGGTCCTCTGTTTGTCTATAAATAAAATCAGGCCACATTGCTTTGACAAATAATAAAAAGTTGTCTTGGCATAATTTAATATACTCAATCTGTTTCTTTAGAATTAAGGTTCTTAATTCATCATCTGAAAATGTATCTAAATTCATCTTCCAATTTTTTTCAGCTTTTGGGTCCCCTTTTCAATAAGGTCTAGCATAATATCTAACAAATATAAAACAAAATACCAGATAGAAATAAAAATGGCTAAGATACACATCATAATACTAAATAAAATGTTACTTATAGAAACCATACCGTTTCAGTATATACTATTTCTATTCAACTTACACTTACAACGTATGCGCACAAGTACCTCGTTTTTCGCGGTTCGTTTTATTAACTAAATTTCTAGATCTGAATCGAATTTTTTTTAGGGTCCTTTTTAACTGGTAGAATTTTTTTTAACAACGGTCCGTTAGTGGGTGGGGGCTAAACAGAAACAACGAACATAAAAGTTTGCCCCCGTTTATAATTTACTAAAAAATTAACACCGTGCCAAGTCTAGGTCAGTTAATGACGCTGATCCATACTTAATCCTATTCGCGAACCGTTGACCGCTTGCTTGGTCGCGGGCTGCCTCGGAAGGTAGTTCTAGAAGTTCCCATAACGCATCCTCAACAGCGGGCCAAGAAATGGGAGCAGAGAAAACAAAAGAAGGTTTAAGTTTCTTAGGACAAGTAAACGCGGACAAGGGTCTATAAAGTTTAAGAGACCTCTGCGAGAGGGCCTCATCGCAGATGATAACAATACCACCATGACTAACTCGTTTATTAATCCATGCTACTTGCCACTTTGAAAGCTTCGGATATCCAACTCTGTCCGATTTAAGTTCCATCCAAAATTCTTTACCATTCCAACAGCCGTTAATATCAGGAATACCATTGATAGTATTAGATTCTACGCGTATTAAATGAGGTTTTGTAATATTTTTTTTAATCCTTTGCCAAAGTTTAGACTCACGTTTCTTCATAAATTATTCAGATCGGTTCAACACCCTTTCAAGTTTAGTTACACTGGATCTTAAAAGTACATTGCAGTCGGAGAATACAGCAGCTTCACTATCATAACTAGCAAAAGTCCACACATATTTATTATCTTTATCAAAAACAAATGCGTGAGTAATCATCTTAGCGGGTTTTAATTTTTTTACTTCATCTTTATCTCTATGCCCCGCGTCCCCGCACGGATCTAGCCAATAAATTCTATAATAGTAATATTTTTTATTACCAACAACAGCTTGTTTATATTTACTTTTTTTCCGTTTTAACATTTATTTTACCTAAATTAATACTAAGGTCTGGATTGTGTACTTCATTGAAAACAGTAATGAAAGAGGTCCAACTATTACTTTTTAGGTAATTCTTTTGTCTCTGGCTCAACTTCGATCGTTTTGGCGTTGAAACCATCGATCTTGTTTGAAAGCTGTGTGAGTTTTTTCTCAAGCTCTGCACGCGACATACCCTCCAATCCTGATACTTTTACTTCTCTTTTATCTACATATAAACCAGCTAATTGTCCTGATCTATACTCAGCATTAATAGCAGATGCATATTGTTTTTCAGTGTAAGCTGCGTCTGCATATTTTTCTAATCTTTTGTATCTACGTAATCTATCCTTTTCATATTTAGCTTTAGCTTTTTCAAGCTGTTGGTCTAAATACTTGACTACGTGTGGATTGTGTCTTCGTACTGTAAGTCTACTTCCAATGTCAGAAAAATTTTTATCGTTTTTAGCTTCATACCCCGCTCTTTTACAAGCCTCAGCTTTTGTGATCTCACCCCAATTAGCTACGAGAATATCAACAAATTTTCTTTGTTTTGGGGTTAAGTCATCAATAGTTCTTAATGCTTTTGATTTTAAAGCCATTATTTTACCTTCTTTGGAAACTCTTTTAATTGTTTATTAATAGTTGAAGCAGCTTCTTTATGTGCAGAAGATGTACTTAAACCAGCGGCTCTGTTCTCGCCATATTCTTTTTCAAACAGTTTTTGAAATTTTTTAGATGCACCTTTAACTATTGGTCTTCCATGTCTAAATGCTACTCCGAAAAAATATCCTACTGGCATTAATTTACCTTTGGTTTTGTTACTTTTTTTGTAACCATATCAACTATTTTTTGTCTTACGTTTTTTCTGTATTTTTTTAAATTTCTCATACCTTTAAGTCCCGCTGCTGCCATCTTTCTTAAATCTTTTACATCACCGCCTTGTATCTCAATTGCCTTTGGGTTTTTCTTCAAAGCTTTAGTAGATAACGTTAACGCTTTTACTGTAGACTTCATGGAGTCCATTAATGCACCCGCTTTTGCTTCTTTTTCCATTAAATTTTTAGTTTGTTTAATAAATTTTTTCTGACTCGATGTAGTAGCTCCTTTGGTACTATATTTAGTAGCAAGCTCCGACATCTTTCTAGATATAGTATTTTTATACATAGGCGACTTCATAAAGTTTTTTATGGCTTGGCCACCTATACCTTTAATTAAACCACCAGCAAAATATTTGTAACTTTTCATGTTTTTATATAACTTTTGGGGTGGATGTTATCAAGATCAAATATAAGTCTCGAGTTTTACCATCCACCAAAATCTATTATATAGATTATTTTAACCCCATACTAGTTACCCTAAATCAACATTTTTGCACTACGCAAGGAATATTACGAAAAGTGGTGTATCTAGATACACCACGGATACACCTACGGATACACCATAGAATCGATTATAAGTGTTGATATACAACAATAATAATCATCAGATACACCAGATACACCACTTTTGACCTCTGAT